TTGAATTCTTTCATTTCTATCTCCTTCGAGGTCAAACCAGCTGCCGTCTTTGTCTCCCAAAGTTGTAAAGCTAACGTGGAAATGATGCCGGTGCGGATTTGGGCCGGTATATTTGCGGCGCTTCCATCCAAGAATCGGACTCATAATTTTTCCATCATAAATAATATATTTTATGCGCTTGTCGCCTCGCTTGGCGCACTTACGGATTTTCTCAACAAGGGCATAAGCTTCTTCTTTGTGAGCGCCTAAATCCGCGTCAATATCTAAAGCTCTGACTATCCCGTTTTTGTCTGGATTATGATCCGATTTTCTGACTGAATGACGGGTATCGCCCAACCACCCATCGCTCTTACGATCGCGATCCATATACATATCGTCCACCTGCTCGCGCAACTGAACGCCAGCCTTGCACAACTTAGCCAAGCAGCACCGCAGCTTCTTCGGCGGTTAATCCGAGCTTAGCCAAAATCTCAGCGCGAGCGGCTTCTTTAGCAGCTTTTTCTTCTTCCTCACGGGCTTTCTGTTCTTCAGCCTGTCGTGCTGCTAGTTCCATCTCAGCGATTTCTTCTGCGGTTAGTTCGATTTCCTCTACCGCACCTGTTGAGCAATCTACTACTAGTTTTGTTGGCATTGTTTCTCCTTATGAGTTTTTTATTCCGTAAAGGGTTGCGGTTGAGTATTGAACGAAATTACCACTGGACGGAATTATTGTAATGCGGCTTATTGCGCTATTGGACTCCCATAAGCCAGCGTTCAACGCATCTTCAGCAAAAGTAGCATTGTTTTCATTGACACCATCTGCTGACATAGATTTATACGCTGAAGTTAATGCGTAATTAGGAATGTATATCATCATATTGCCAAAAGTTGATGCGGTTTGGTCGCTTCGGTTTATGCCAATCGGTCTAAAATATGCTTGTGCAGTATTAGAATCGCTTGCTGCAGAACTTCCATCGCCATAAAGTCGCCGCCAACGCTTATCGCTTGCTGTTGAGTTGTTGAAATATAATTGTGCTACACCATTGGCAGCATCTACACGTGCGGACAAAAGTATTGAAAGGTCTGTGTAAGTTGATGCGATATTTTGAAACTCAATACTAGCCGCCCCACCGCTACCCACAGTCACAGTTGCTATTGCTTCATAAGTAGTAGCCATTATGCCGCCTTGATACCGTAGAGAGTAAAAACGGAGTTAGAATTGAAATTACCATTAGAAGCATAAACATTTATTGAGGTAATTGCAGAAGTGGAACGCCACAATCCAACAGTAGCCGCAATATATGATGATGGGTTACCTTGACGACTCAGAACAGTTTTGTAAGTTGTGGTGTTTGAATAATTCATAAAATGCAAAATATTGGTATTTATATTTGTATCAAATGAATACCCGATATTTATTTGCGCTTTATTAGAATCTCTACCACTTCCTGCTGCTGAGTTCAAACCTTCAAGGTAAGTATTTGAATAATTTGTCCCTGTATCGCCGTTCACTCTGAGCAATATATTAGAAGCAGTTGAGTGGGAATATCCGCAAATCATAACAATATCCGTATAACTACCACTTATGCTTGAGAACGTCACACTATTAGTTGCGCTACCTAGCGTTGTCGTTGCAATCGGTTCGTATGTTGTAGCCATTATGCGCTCTTAATTCCGTATAGGGCGAAGTGGGAGTATTGGGCAAAAGATTGTGCGCCATAGAGTTTAATAGAAGTTACCGCCGATGTGCTTCTCCATAAGCCAGACCTAAAATCGAACCAACCTGTCCCATTGAAATCGGCTGCCGTCAAAGCCCTAATAGTTTTGAATTTGTTGGTATTTGCATAATCCAACAAATCTAAAACTGTTCCAGAAAATACGCTGGCAGTTTGTGTATTGCCTGCGGATGATATTGCCGCTATTTGATTTTGATTGCTACCCGCATCCGTAGAGACAGATGAGCCATCGGCTCTTATTTGATGAGAAGCATAATTTGCGCCTGTGTCACCATTAAATTGTAATGAAATAGTAGGCAGCGTTCCGCTTCCGCTACCAAGTCTTGAAATGCCGCGTATTTGAAGGTGGGCGAAGGTAGATGGGATTGACGTAAATTCAACGCTAGAACTTCCACCACTACCGACAGTTACAGTAGCGATAGACTCAAAATCACCTGCGGCTACTTGGGTAGAGCTGGCTAAAATACCTAATATTGGCATTATGCAAGGTCACCAATAATCGTGAACGTATTGCTCGCGGTGCAGATAACTGTGCAAGCTGAATAGCGAGCGCGTAGCTTGGGAGCAGATGCGGTAGCACCTGTTGAAGTGATTGTTACACCTGAGCCTTGAGCGAAGGTAACTTGTCCTGCTCCGATTTGTTGCAAATGGATTTGATTACCAGCTGAAAATACTGAAGGTGGAACTGTGACTGTAATGCCTGAAGCATTGGAGCAGGTGACTAATTTGCCGAGATCAGCGGCTACAAGCGTATAAGTAGTTCCGGTCTGAGCGTTGAAGCTGAGGGTTGTGTCATCTTGTTCAGTCCAAGTAAAATCTAAATCTGTGTTCGAGGCTTTGGCTAATACCTGTCCGGTTGTGCCGCCTTTGAGATCAACGAAGGAAGTATCTATTGAGTTGCCCAAAGTGCGCATCGCCAGAGCGCCATCTTTGACAAGATCTGTGTCGTCAGGGGTTTCCCACCCGAAGTTGGTTGTTGTTGCCATTAGCTGATTACTCCTATCGCGTCTTGCCATTCTAGCGTATTAAGTATGCTGTTCCACGTTTCTGCCGCGTTCACTTGATCCCAAGTCTGAGCTGCTGCGCTGAATTCGGTCGGTGATGCGGTGAAAGTCAATGAAAGACCATTGAGGGTGCTAGTCCAAGTCCAGCCTTCGATATAGCCGGTGAACTCGCCGCCGTAGATATTGATGGGCAGATTGGTTATTTTGACCGGCTGACCCATAAATACATTTATCAAGGCATCTCGGTCGGCGTCAGTCATTTCGGGATTTTGGAGCGGAAAAGTTATTGAATCAAATAATGGGCGAGGATAGGCGCGAAGGGCAATCTGGCGATCTACGATTGTTTGAGCGTCTGTGGCATCGTGAACCAGCGAATTCTCTTGGACTGAGTAAAGGCCATAAAGGTCTATTGAATCTTGATCTAAGGCCGTTTTGGAGCTATTAAAGTTATTGCCGTAGTTGATTTGATAATCGTTGATGATTTTGCCTGAGCGGATAGATTGCTTGATGCCAGCCGCGAAAGCCTCGCGAGCGTCTAATTCCGTATATCCGTTAGCAAGTAGATAAGTCTGCCGATGAGCTGCGTCTGCGTAACCTATTTCCCCATTGGCGTTCTCATAAACATAGCCAAGAGCTGAATTGGCGATTTGGGTGACGATTGAATAGTAATCAATTGGGCTGGCCGAGCGCTGTTCCATTTCATACTGTCCGGGTCTATCAATTTCGCCAAGTCCTACGTCGCCAGCATTAGCCCACGTCGTCGTCGGATCATAGCTGCTCCATTGTTGCGCTGGGCTGACTTCATTCCAAGAGGCTAAAAGCAGAGAACTGAGAATTGTGTAAATCTGATCGCCGTCATCATCTTGGGCTAACGAGTCAATCCAGATGGCTTTGAAAAGTTTAGATAATGCGCCTAAAGCAAAGATTTGAATCTGAGTTACATAAGTTACTGCACCAGCGGTTCTCACACTTGTTGTCACATCGCTAATTCGTCCACCAAATAGGCTAACCCAGTTGCCGCTCGTATCTTTGACCTCGAGGGTTACGCCAGTATTAACGCTCCAATCATAAAACGCGTTGGTTGCATTAATGAGCTGCAAATTGCAATAACCGGCTTGGGCTTGGGTATTAACGTCGGTGCGGCCAGAGGTCGCGGTGAAGCCGACAAGGGTTAAATCTGTGGCATCTGTGCCGTTAATTAAAACGCGATACTCGGGCGTCCAAGCTGTCATAACTCTTGTCTAATTCCAAACAACTGGCTTCCGCCACCAGTTCCGCGAGAGTTTGAATTGTTGAGAGCTGATACAACTGCTCGAGTGAATCCTTCTTCATCAATTGCGCTAGGGGCATTGACATTGATAGTTACAGGCGCAATTCCTTGTGCATCTGCCAATCTTGAGAATCCGCCAGAGGATACCGGAACTGTGATGGCGCTAGATGATCCAACTGGGACGCTTGGGGTTGTTGTGACCTTTGGCGCCGATGTTGTCGGGGTCGTAACTGTGGTTGTGGGCGTTGAAGGTGTTACGTTAGCCGAACCGCTTGATGGTGGAATGATTGAAGCGCCGCCAAATGGAAGGCTAGCCGTTGGAACGCTTCCTGTCCTAGAAGTAGTTGTTGTGGAGATATTGGGAATGGTTGAGACGTTAGGCAGAATGGGAATTGAGTTGTAAGCGCGGATAATCTTATTAACTGCGTCAATTACGTCATTAGCCAATTCCTTAACCTTGCTGGTGACTGTGCCAATGATGTTGATGATTCCAGCGATTGTGGCTCCGACTGATTTGATTGCGCCTACTAAAGCCGTTTCAAAAATGGGAACGAGATAGGTTTTGATGAAAGACCATAGGTCGCGCAAAGCTGCTTCGTTATTCTTAAAGGCTTGAACGATTGGATCAATGGCTGCTCGCTTAGCCTCTTGAAACTTAGGAATGAGAACGTTCACAACGTAATCGAGAAGTCTTTGAATGACCGGCAATAGTTGAGCGCCAATAGCTTCTTTGGCTTCATCGAAGCCGACTCTTAACCTAGCAATCTGACCTTCAAAAGTATTGGCTTGGGTAGCAGCTGCACCGCCGAAGGTTTGACCTAATTGCGTTACTGCGCCTTGCAATCCCATCGTTTTGATTTCCGCAGCTGATAAACCGATTCCTAAACGAGCAAGTGAAGCCGTATTGCCTTCATACGCTTTACCTAATGCGTTGGAAACTGTCTCGACGTCTTTGCCAGTAGCGGCTGAAATATCAAGGGCCAGAGTTAATAGCTTTTGAGATTCGGAGACTGATCCTGTGGCTGTTGCCAGTCTTTGAAGTGCTGGACGCAACTTATCATCTGCGACACCAGTAGCGAGAGCCGTTTTGCTTATCTGCTCTTCAACTGCCGCAATTTGGGCTTCTGTGGCCCCTGTGACGTTCTGTAAGGCTAGGGCTAAGCGCTTCTGTGCAGCTTCATCCTCTATCGCCGCTTTGACGCCTTCGATGGCTAATTTGCCAGCATAGGCAGCAGCCGCAGCAGCGGCAGCAGCAAAAGCCGCAGCAGCGACCTTGCCCATTTTAGTTGCTTTATCGCCGAACGATTCAACTGTATCTTCGCCTTTTTTCATATCCGTGACAAATTGCTTTGTCTCGGCGAGGATCTCGAGTTTTAACGTGCGCCAGTCTTTAGCCATTTACGCAGTCCACTTCTTTACGACTTTATCCATCGCATCAATCCATCGAGCTGTTAATTCAGGCTGAATTTTGCGAAGGGTTGGATATATAAACCAACCTCTTGATCCGGCGCCATATTTTCCGGAATAGCTAGGGAATTGTTTGTATTTACCCGTAGGATCACCAAATTCCAATCCACCCCAAAGTTGTTGCGTTGTCGCCCCACCAGAAAAACGTTGAGAAGCAAACCCGAACGAGATTCGACCTGTTTTTGAAGTGTTGCTGACTTTTGCGCCATCAACGACTCTTTGAACTGCTTTTGCTGATACTGTGCGGCCATAACCCGCTTGCTTAATTTCATTAGCCGCATAAGAAGCCAAAGCATTAGAAGTCGAGCGAGCTTCTGCAATTGCTTCGTCTCCCATCAAAGAAAAGGCTTTCGCTAGTTGTCGGAGTTCGCGTTGTGTGTAAGGACTTAAACCTTCATCTGCCACCTTTGCGCTCCTTCAATATCTCAATTGCTGTTAATACTTGCTCGATGTCCGTCCACTCGCTCATTGGGATTCCGGTCGCTATTGCGACTTCGACAAGAAGCCGATTTACGCTTCCGGACTCGTAGCTTTTGGGCTTTCATCTCCAATCAGCATTTCATCAATGGACAGTTCCCAGATTTCCTGAGACTTAGTGGGCTTTCCTGCCGCTTCGCGCTTGTAAGCGTAATAAGCAAGATCTAAGAAGTCCGCTTGCTGATAAGCCGAAATATCCTTCATCGAATAAATTGACTTGCCAGTTTTGCGTTCCCACTTAGCCCACTCGGGTAAGCCGGCTACATAAGTAACCGACTCGCCCGTGTTGTATTTAATTGTT